TATGATATTACACCTGTTAAAACTACATTAACATCTGCAACTATTGCAACAACAAATGGTTCACCAACATGCACAATTACAAAAGCAGCACATGGTGTAAAAGTTGGAGACATTGTACAATTAGATTCAGTAACTTTACCAGGTGGTACAGGTTATCAAAACTCTGACTTTGAAGATAAAAATTTTCAAGTAATAGGTGTACCTACTACAGGTACATTTACAATTAATCAATCAAGCAATGCAACTGGCACAGTATCAACTGGTGGTAGTTTAAGTGTAATACCTTATGAACACATTGGTCCTAGAGAACAAACATATGGTTATGGTTGGGGTATGGATCCTTGGAGTAATGGTAATTGGGGTGAAGCAGCTGCAGCATCTGACGTTACACTAGAACCAGGTCTTTGGTCATTAAGTAATTATGGAGAAGTATTAGTTGCAACAATATTAAATGGTAAAACTTTTACATGGGATTCTGGTATTGCTGCAAGATTAACTACACGTGCATCAACAACTACATCTAATTTTGAAACAACAAACAATCCAACTAAAACAAGAGTTACATTAATTTCACCAACAACACGTCACTTAATTCATTTAGGTACAGAAACAATAATAGGCACACCTGATTCACAAGACGATATGTTTATTAGGTTCTCGGACCAAGAAGCAATAAATGTTTATGCACCATCAGCAACTAATACAGCTGGTACACAAAGATTACAAGATGGCACAAAAATTATGGGTGCACTAAAAGCAAAAGAAGTTATTCTAATATGGACTGATAATGCATTGTACACAATGAAGTTTATTGGTTCTCCTTTTACATTTGGTTTTGAACAAGTTGGAACTAACTGTGGATTAATAGGACAAAATGCAGTTGTAGAAATAGACGGTGCTGCGTTTTGGTTAAGTCCTAAAGGTTTTTTTATGTTTGATGGTACTGTTAAATCTTTATCTTGTACTGTTGAAGATAATGTATTTGATAATTTTGATACTACAAAAGGACAACAAGTTTCAGCAGGTTTAAATAATTTATATACAGAAATTACTTGGAGCTATCCAAGTTCAACGTCTGACTTTAATGATAAATATGTTGTATTTAATTTTGGTGAGTCTGCTGGTGTACCTGGAGGTGTATGGTACACAGGAACAGAAGCTAGAACAAGTTGGATAGATGCAACTATATATCCAAACCCTTATGCAACTAAATACAACTCAACAGCTACCGGCACATTTCCTGCGGTGGTTGGACAAACTGGTTTAGGACAAACTACATATTTTGAACACGAAGTAGGAACAGATCAAGTTAATCCTAATGGTACTACAACTGCTGTTTCTTCTTTTATACAATCATTTGATTTTGATTTAGAACAAAGACAAAGAGATGCACAAGGTAAATCTTCAGGACCTAAAGTTGCTGGAGAAGTATTTTTAGCACTACGAAGGTTTGTACCAGATTTTAAAGTATTACAAGGAAATGCAAAAGTAACTATTGGATTAAAAAGATATCCTCAACAATCAACTACTAATAGTACTTATAGTCCTTTTACCATAACATCTAGTACTACTAAAAAAGATACAAGAGCACGTGGTAGGTTCTGTAGTTTTAAAATAGAAAATGATGCATCTAGTGAGTCGTGGAGATTTGGAACTTTTAGAGTTGATGTACAAGCAGATGGGCGTAGATAATGACAAAGATAAATATAAGAATACCAGAACCAAAACAAGAATATGATGTATCTAACCAAAAACAAATTAATAGAGCTCTAGGTTTAATGAAAGAACAATTAAACTCTACATTTTTAGATGAGCTAAAACAGGAGCAAGAGAGAATCTCTTGGTTTTTAAGTGGCTAATATATATACAAACGCAAAAATAGATTTTACAGATACAACAAATACTGTTGTTTATACAGGTCCAGCAGCTACAACTAGTATTATTAAATCAATATTAGTATCAGATGATTCTGGTAATGCTGACAGTATATCTGTTACCCTTACAGCAGGAGCATCTGTATTTAACTTGTTTAAAACAAAAGCAGTTGCAGCAAATACAACTATTGAGTTATTGACACAACCCCTTATAATACAAGAAAACGAAATTTTAAAAGCACAAGCAGCCACAGGAAATAGGTTACATATGGTTGTTTCTGTGTTACAAATAAATAGAGATTAATATATGGCATTTATAGAAGAAGGATCTGTAGAATATATAAAAGTTGATGGCAAAGAAGTACCTGTCGTTAAATGTGAAGCAGAAATAACTTTAAAGAATACAAAAACAAATCAAGAATATAATTCTGATAAAGAAGCAGAAGACGATATTAATAATCCAGATACAGATACTGTAAAAGAAGATATTTTAAGATCTGTAAAAATTAAAGTTGCAAAGATACCAGCTTTAGGCGCATCATCTGACAAGGACGAATAATGGCTATAACAAATTCACAACAGTATAAACAATTAATGCAAAAAGGTGGACGTATAGGACTTAGAGGTGGTGGACAAGATGCTGCTACTGAATCTTTTGCTGTATCACTGGGCGGTGGTGGAAAAAAAGGTCAAGCTTATGCTGATAAAGTTGGATCTCAATATGGTTTTCAAAATGAAACTGGTGGAGGACATAGAAGTCCTGAACAAGTTAAAAGAGATATTAAAAATAGAACTCAAGCACAAAGAGATGAAATAAATAGAAAAGAAGCAGAAAAAAGAGAGAGAATAAAAAACGCAAAAGCTAGAGCAAAAGCACAAAAAATATCAGACAAGAAAAAATTTGCAATGATTAACTACATTGACAAAAATTTAGAAAAAAAACAACCACACATAGATGCAGAAGAAATAGTTAGTATGTTAGAATCTCAATTTCAACAAGGAACTAATCCAGATGGTACTAAAAGTTTTAATTTTGAGGGACCAGCAATTGACACAGGTTTTCAAGCAGGAACAAAATATAATATGCCTACTGAAACTCAATTAGGTCCTTTTGGTTTAAATGATAAAAAAGTAGCAGGAAAAAACAAAGGAGACCCCTTAAGTACAAAATATATAGACAGTACACCAGATTTTTCTACAATTGTAACCGCACCTTTAATAACTAAACTTACAGGTCTTGGTAACCCTAATTATAATACATTGCTTTCTACATTTAATAGAATGGAAAATTTAGGTAATATTGAAACAAAAGATGATTTAGATGAATATTATGATGATATAAGAAAAAGACATGAAACAGTGGGTGGAGATGGACCAAATGATCCATGTCAAGGACCTAACCCACCTGCGTATTGTTTTTCAGGAATTAGATCAACTGCACCAGAAACAACAACTCCTGTTGTTGAAGAGTCAGCAACACCATGGAGACTTATGAATAAAGGTGGAATAGTTAGAACAGGATTTAATCCAGGGGGACCTGCGGGTGGTGCATCAGCTGGTGGAAATTATGGTGGTAATGTAAATCCAGATCAAGAGTATGCAGGAAAAACATTTGAAGAAAGATTTGGTGGAAATGGCGGCGGAGGAGGATCAGGAAATAGTGGAAATATTACACCTGTAGTAGTCACACCTAAAAAAATAGTAGTTCCAGAAAAAAGTATAAAAGAAAAAATTTTTGATTTTATAAACTTTGGAGATGATGAAGAAACAACTGATTTAGATTTAAAAGAAACTCGTCCAGCAGATGACATAGAGATAGGATCGGGATTAGTAGAAAACACTAGACAAAATTTATTAGACAACAGAAAAAAAGCTGAAGATATTAATGAAAGATTTGCATTTTTAAAAGCGGATGGTGGAAGAGCTAACTTTATGGGTGGTGGAGATACATCATTACAAGCTGGCGCACCAGAATTAAGATTAGAAGGTGATGTACAACCTAAAGAAAACATGATGATGGCTTCAAACGATCCAATGTTAGAAGAAGAATATGAAAAATATGTTTTTGAAATGATAGAACAAGGATTAGAACCAATGTCATTTGAACAATTTAGAGCACAAGCATTATCTGGCATGGCAGAAGGTGGTATTGCAGGATTAAGACAAGGATACATAGTTGGTGGTATTGTAAAAGCAGCAAAAAAAGCTGTTAAAGGTATATCAAAAACTATTAAAAAAATTAGTAAAAGTAAATTAGGTAAAGCTGCATTATTAGGAGCAGGTATATATGGTCTTGGTGGTGGAACTTTTTTTGGTAAATCATTTCCAGGTTTAGCTACTAGTGGTGGTTTTGGTTTTGGTAATCTTAAACCCAATATTTTAAATTATTTAGTTGGAACAAAAGGACCTCCAAGCACTATAACTAGTGGTTTGTTTGGAAAAGGTGGAGAACTATCGGGTATGGGTAAAGCAGCTTTGTATGGAATAGGATCATTAGGATTAACAAAATTTCTTGGACAACCTGAAGAAGATGAAGACGAAGATTACAGAGGAGAAGGTTTAGATATAGCTGGTATTAGAAGAAATCCTTATCTTGCTATGCAAAGGTCAGGCAATCCATATAGACTAATGGCTAAAGGTGGAAAAGCAGAACCAGTAGCTAAAGAAGTTATGCCTTTGTTAGACATGGGTGGAATGGAAAAAGATTATAGAGCTGATGGTGGATTTGTACCAATAGGTAGAATGGAAAAAGCAGATGATGTACCTGCAAGATTATCAAAAAATGAATTTGTATTTACAGCTGAAGCTGTAAGAAATGCTGGTGAAGGAGATATAGACAAAGGCTCAGAAGTTATGTATAACATGATGAAAAACCTAGAAGCCGGAGGTGACGTATCTGAAGAATCGCAAGGCTTAGATGGCGCTAGAGAAATGTTTCAAACATCACAAAAATTAGAAGGAGTAATGTAATGGCTACGGAAACAGTAAGAAATTTACCCGCACAGTTTATAGAAGATATAGGTAAAGATCTTGCAACACAGATTACGGCCCAAACGGCCATACCAGTAGTAGCGCCAGGCACTGCCGGACTTACAAAACAAGCTGGTGAATCACAAGCACAATTCGATGCCAGAACAAAAGCTGGTCAACAGTTTGATATTAGACAAGATAGTTTAGCAGGACTTGCACCACAAGTAGCAGGTCTAGATGCATTACAAACACAAGCACAAGGTCTAGCAACTACAGCAGCAACAGCTGGAGGACTAGGATCTTTTCAACCATATTTAACAGCAGCCCAAAATTTAACTGGGCCAATGTCCGCAACACAGCAACAACAATACATGTCGCCTTATCAATCGCAAGTTATGGAAGCATCACTTGCAGAGTTTGATAGAAACGCAGCAATCAATAGACAGCAAATAAGTGATCAAGCTGTACAATCAGGTGCGTTTGGTGGTGGTAGAGAAGGTGTTATGCAATCAGAATATCAATTAGGATCAGATAGAAATAGAGCTTTACTACAAGCTGGAATGTTACAAGAAGGTTTCAATCAAGCACAAGCTCAAAGAGGACAAGATTTACAAACTCAGCTAGGTCTGATGAGTGCTGTGCCTGGATTACAAACAGACAGAATTTCTACATTAGGTCAGTTGGGCGCAATGAACCAGGCACAAACACAAGCAGGTCTAGACGCAACAAGAGAAGCAAATAGAATGTCAGCATTCATGCCACAAGAACAAATGGATAGATTTGCTGGTCAGGTAACTGGATTAATGGGT